AAAGAAAAGTTTTTTCTGTTTCTTTAAACATGAATCTAAGAGGTTGGGAGCATCTCTGCCCTATAATTCAATATTATCATTCCCTAAAGTGTATGTACAGTAAAAGTGTTCGGTTTATGAACTGGTGCATCTAGGGTAGACTATGGGGAACTATGTGGTACAATGGTAGTAAGGGCAAGAGATTGTCCTTGTTCACGTACCTCGACATTTTAATACTATGACTACAAAGTCAGATAAGAAAGCAACTACACTTGCTTTCATCTTTGGTGGCCGCTTACCCAACTGCTGGGCGCAAGGCTCAGAAGACAATCTTGTACTAGCTACAAAGGCTGGAAAACATTTTAAAAGATGTAATAAGCATCTTTATAAATTTCCAAAAAATCAAAAGTTGATCGTTCATCTTTTCGATATTTCAAAAGCCGAAGGCTGGTCTATGGGTACCGGAGACATTTGCACTTGCTTAGAAACCAAGAAAGAATGTCCATACATCGGGAAACTATATGTAGTTGTTTAACTAATACAAGCTGCTCTTAATCGGGCAGCTTTTTTTAACCTACTGCGGTGTTTTAATACAACTGGTAACCATAATACTGCTGTTGGCCAACTGCTGTAGTTTAAATACAAGTGGTTACTATAATACAGCTATAGGTTTTGCACCAATCCAAATACCGAACACTATATGGTACAACTTGGGGAAAGATACCCTATAATAAAAGAGTAAGGCAGAGATGCCACAACCCCGAGGCTTAAATGGCTACTTATCAAAAAAAAGATTGGACTAACGAACTAGGCCAACCAACTCACATTCTTAAGAGAACCAAAGAATTGGTAATGATCTTTGAAACAGACACACCAAGCGGTTTACTACATTGCTTAACTAATAACGAAGCAAGTGTATGGGTAGAGATGAGACAGCTAGAGGAGATCAAATAATGACTTCTTTACAAACACTTCTAGGCGACCTTAAGAGAGAGCAAGAAAACTTATTTAAGTTTACTAAGGCTCAAACAGAAAGAATCAATGGCCTACATCATGCCACTACAAATACTGCAAGTGACATACTTGCACCAGAGGTAATGGCTACTTTAAAGCTATCTTTACATAAAGAAGGTCAAAGGCTTCTTGATGAAACAAGAGAAATTACTGCAAGAATTGACAATATTAATTGGCAAATACGAGCAGCAGTTGGTCTTTCAATGCAAGAGATGTTTGACGCAGTAAAGGTATCTAAACAAAGCATCACAGATGTAGTTTAGTAAAAAGGTTGACTAGGTACTATTGTTATCATTAAAGCGTAAGTAATCTTTCCTTAAAGAACCGCCTTACCGCCTTTCTAAAAAAACCCTGTACAAAGGGTCTTTTTTTTGTTTATTGTGTATTATTAAAGTAATCAGGGAGCCTGATGCCCTTTGTAGAGTTGGGGCTGAAAGCTGTAATGGCAGGGCAGTCTCGGCGAGGTTGACTGATCTATCCCCTGATTAACTTTCTAATTCAACGACAAGTATATCTGCACCTACCTCTTCGCCTTCTTCGCAGTACCTTTTCTTTGCAGTAAGAATTGTTACCAATGAATCATCTACAAATGTTATTCCGCTGAGAGCATCTAAACTAGACCTTACAAGTTTATCTAAATCATTTCTTCGAATCGTAACATTTCTAGGTGACCCTGTACGGAGAGTGCCATTGGAGTAATAATGAGCCTTCGGACGCCTAAACCTAAAAGTGGCCTCCACATAGCAAGCACCCTTGATAGGTGGTTGTTTTATTTTACTAGCTTCATTCCTAACCAACTCTCGCCATGGTTTTACTCTTTTACTTACTTCAATCATCCGACCCTTTCCAATATATTTTTTACTGCCTTGCGGTGCTGCTTCAAGACCATTTACAGAAAATTTAAAAGATGTCATTTAATCCACAAGGGTATCAATTTACCGCACTACCAACAAATCTTAGAGGGAAAATACAACCAAATCAACTTGCGGTGTTATGGGTAATACAGAGCTATGCCAACAAAGATGACCAACAATGCTGGCCATCATTAAAGACCATAGCCGACAATGCTGGTCTTAGTAAAAGAACAGTTCAAGATGTTGTAAATCAATTAGTGTCTCTTGGTTGGTTACAAAGAACCCACCAAAAGGGAAACAACGGACAACAGGGTAGCAACTTATATAAAGTTACTGTTTGGCATCTTGCTAATGTACCAGATCCCAGTGTTGATCGGCGTGGCAAATCCTGCACCCCTGCACCAGTTGCTACGACCCTATGGCAAGAGTTGCCATGCCCCATAGCAGCAGATGCCACCAAACTAGATACAATTAAACTAGATACAAAAGAACTAAATAAAAAAACTAATAAAAAAGATTATTCAGATGACTTTCTTGAGTTTTGGTTTTTATATTTAGATATTAAAAAACGAGCTAGTGGCCAGAACAAACCAAAGGCTTGGGAAGAATGGAAAAGAGCTACAAAGAAAACAACACCAAATAATATAAAACTTTCTTTGCTTGCTGCCATTAAACAACAAAGAGCAACAGAAAGAGACGGTGGCTTTGCTGTCTGTTTTCCTAATTGCTTTAGATGGTTAAGAGATGAGTGCTATGAAGGATATCTAAAAGATGAGAAAGATGCCCTGTACAAGAAAAGAAAAGGTGTTACAAACAAAGAAAGACCTTGGGAAAAAGATAAACCCCAAGATTCAGAATTACCTTTTTAACCTCCCATGACAGTTAATTACAGAAGAACATCACTAGATAGAGACACTACGTTTTATATACCAAAAGTAGAATGTTTTGCTTGTTACGACTCGGGTATTGTCTCAAATGGCGATGCCTTTGTTAACCAATTTATACCAGACTATGACCGAGACCAAAAAGGCAGACTTTGTGGTGGACAAGACTTAGCTATTATTTGTCATTGCAAAGCTGCCTATGGCGATAGTGAAAGTGATAATGAAAGAGAAAGAGTAGGATTCAGAGATAGTTATGGCAATATAAGAACAGCAGATTCTATAAGAGGAGAGCCACAACCCCTTGGTTTTTCTCTTGAAAAAGAAAAAATACGACAGATACATACACAAAGAAAAGATGCTTGGCAAAAAAGTGCCAAAGACATAAATGAAACCAGACAAAAAATTGCTAAAGGAGAAAAATACGAAACCCCTTACTACATACAAGTGGTAAAGGAAGAGTTAACCAAAGTAGGCGATATGTTTTCTTTTCCTTCAGAAAAAGCTATTGTACAAACAATGACAGAATCTAATGACCAAAATTAACGACCTAAAACCAGACCATAAAAACGCAAGAAAAAGAACAGATCGTTCTGCTTCTTTAATTCAAGAATCATTAGAAAGATATGGTGCAGCAAGATCAATAGTTATTGATGAAGATGGTCGTGTACTTGCTGGCAACGGAACTATAGAAGGTGCGAAAGCTGCTGGCTTAGAGAATGTTCGCGTTATAGAATCTGATGGCAAAGAGATTATTGCAATAAAACGAACTGGCCTTACTGAAGATCAAAAAGTTGGTCTTGCATTAGCTGACAACAGAACATCTGACTTGTCCGATTGGGATGCAAGTATGTTGCACCATTTATCAATGGAACATGAAATTGACCCATGGTTTGAACCAGAGGATTTAACAGAATTAATGGACGATAGAACAGATGCAGAAGCACCTGAGGATTTTAAAGATGTTGATGAAGATATAGAAACAGAACATAGATGTCCAAGTTGTGGTTATGAGTGGAGTGGAAAAGCAAAATAATATAAGAGATATTTTTGAACATTTTTTGCAGAATCTTCCAGACGGTTTTGTTGTAGCAACCTCTGGGGGTATTTCTTCTGCTGCTTTACTTGCATCTGCTATTGCTGTAAATAAAAGACCTAAAGTTATTTCTTTTACATTTGATGATTTTGAATCAACAGATTTTATACTTGCCAAAGCAATGGCACATTATTTTAATGTTCCTTTCTTTCCTGTATATTTACCATCCGATAAAAATATAATTAATAATTCTGTTTCTACACTTATACATAAATACAAACTAAGAAAAAAGGCTCGTATTGAATGTTCTTTTCCTTTTTTATATGTAGCAGAAACCTTGAAATCCATTGGTATCACTACACTTGTAACAGGTCTTTGTGATGATGGTCATTTTGGTTTATCCAAAAAAGCAATGATACATTACAAGCATACGCAAGAGAAGTTTGACCAGTTTAGACATGAATATTTTGCAGACCCCGATGCTGCGGGTCGTAAAGGCATACATAAAATCTGTCAAGACTTTAATGTTGATATTTTTAATCCATATTGCCACCCAACTGTTTTTAAATTATTTATTGGTAAATCTTGGGATGAACTAAATAGACCAAAACAAAAATATGCTATTCGTAAACACTTTCCAGAGTTAGAACAATTTAAACTTCCTAACCACACTAATTTACAACTGGGTGATAGCAAAATTGCACAAAGAGTAGGAAATGCGGTAATTTCTAAGTATAAACCTAATGCAAAATCACCAGTTGGTATCTATAACAGAATCGCAAAAGGCATCTATGCCTAAACCACTTTATAAAATACCTTCTATGGTAGAAATAGAAGCAACTCCGTGGAATGGTTTTAAAGTTGCTTCAACATTCTCTGGTTGTGGTGGTTCTTGTCTTGGTTATCGTATTGCTGGTTATAAAGTTGTATATGCAAATGAATTTATAGAATCTGCAAGGCAAACTTACAAAGCTAACCACCCTAACAGCTTTCTTGACCCTAGAGACATAAGAAAAATAAATGCAGATGATATTTTAGAAAAGATTAATTTAAAAAAAGGCGAACTTGATTTATTTGATGGCAGCCCTCCTTGCGCTGCTTTTTCCATTGGCGGTAAAAGGGAAGCAGGGTGGGGTAAAGAAAAAAAATACAGCGAAACAACGCAAAGAGTAGATGATTTGTTTTTTGAATATGCTCGCATACTAAATGGTCTACAACCTAAAGTTTTTGTCGCAGAAAATGTTGCTGGTCTTGTACAAGGTACTGCAAAAGGTTATTTCAAACGCATACTTACAAAACTAAGGGCTTGTGGTTATAACGTAAAATGTAAAGTCCTAGATGCACAATGGCTTGGTGTACCACAGATGAGAAAAAGAACAATTTTTGTAGGAGTTAGAAACGATCTTAATATAGAACCAGCACATCCAAAGCCAATTCCATATCAATATTCTGTAGGCGAAGCACTTGTTGGTGTAGAAGAATCAAACGAATACAAGACCATACCAGAGCATACAGAAACTTATAAATTATGGAAACTTACAAAACCCGGCGATCAATTTTATAAAGCAGCTATAAAACTTACTGGTCAAAATAAATTCTTTTCTCATGTAAAGCAATCGCCGTTTCGTGTGGCTAATACTGTAGTGCAAGGAACTATGGATAAGTACCATTGGACAGAACCTCGCTTGTTTACAATTCAAGAACTAAAAAGAATCAGCAGTTTTCCTGACGATTTTATTCTGCATGGTAACCTATCACAAAAGTGGGAGAGAGTTGGTAGGGCTGTACCTCCACTTATGATGGCCAAAGTTGCAGAAACTGTTGCCAAACAAATATTAGAAAAAATCTAAATGGATATACCTACAAACTGGACTTTTGAAACCTCTGGTGTTGCACAAGGTTTTGATCGTCATGTAAGAGAACAGTTGCCTTGGTATGACTTAGCAACAAACGCAATACTTCATGTGGCGAGACACTATATTTCAGAGAATGGTCTTGTTTATGATTTCGGTGCATCTACTGGCAATATTGGTAGAGCATTAGAACCAATACTGACAAAAAGAAAAGCACACTTAATAGGCATAGAACCTAGTGAAGAAATGATAAAACTTTATAAGGCACCGGGCGACGTCATATGCAGCAAAGCAGAAACATTTATTGCAAAAGATTTTGATTTATCTGTTTTATTTTTATGTTTAATGTTTGTTCCACCAGCCAAAAGATTTAATCTTATGCTAAGACTAAGGGAGAAATGTAAACCCGGAGGGGCAATCATTGTCTTTGACAAGTTAGAACCAATTGGTGGCTACGCTTCAACTGTTTTCTATCGTCTTACACTTGCTGGTAAAAAAGCATCTGGTACAAACTCAGATGAGATAATTGAAAAAGAATTATCTTTGTCAGGTGTACAAAGACCTATTACAGAAGATCAACTTGCTGGCGATTTCATAAATTGGTTTAAATTTGGCGATTTCTCAGGATACCTTATAGAAAAACCAGCATAATGGCAGCTTCACAAACAACACAAGCAGAAACAGAGATGCGTATTGCAAGATGCGCAAGAATTATTGCCAATGGTGGTAGAAGGTCTGATTGTATTCAATACGCTGCAACAAATTGGGGGGTCAGTAAGAGGACTGTTGATAATTATTTAAAAGAAGCAAGGGCACAACTACGTGCAGATTGGGACATAGAAAGACCACAAATGATTGCTGATTTATTAAGTCAGTGCAGTACTTTACACCTAGAGGCAAGACGTAATGGACAACTTAATATTGCTCTTGGGTGTATCAATACAGCAGCTAAGTTAGCTGACCTCTGCTCATGAGTATTCTTGAAACAGTTAAAAAAGGCCATGTATTATTTGGTGATGGCTTATTTGATATACCCTCTACAAAGGCAGTACAGGATAAAATAAGATCTAATTTATTGCCGCATCAAGAAAAGTTTTGCGCAGATACAGAACATAGAAAATTAGCTTTAGTCTGTGGCTTTGGTGCTGGTAAAACATATGCGCTGGTAAGTAAATCAATACTGTTGGCATCTATGAATGTTGGTCACATCTCAGCAATCTTTGAACCAACTGCACCTATGCTTCGGGATATTTTAATGAGAACTATGAATGACTTACTTGATGAATGGCAGATACCATATACATTTAGAGCTTCACCACTTCCGGAATATCAACTGCAATTTAAAGAAGGTATGCACACTATCTTGCTGCGTACAATTTTGACTTATCAAAGATTGCGTGGTCAAAACTTATGTGCTGTTGGTTTTGATGAAGCAGATACCGTAGCAAAACGGGATGCCGAACAAGCAATGAACATGGCACTTGCTAGACTTAGGTCAGGTAATGTTCAACAGTTTTACGCTACTACAACACCAGAAGGTCATTCATGGGCGTTTGATACCTTCGAAAAAAACGCCAAAGAAGATACTCGGTTGATAAAAGCTAAAACATCAGATAATCCCTACCTACCAGAGGGATTCATTGATTCGTTACTCGAAAACTACCCACCACAGCTTATACAGGCTTACCTTAACGGAAACTTCTGCAACTTAACCACAGGGCAAGTCTATGACAAGTTTGATCGCAAAATTCATGTTCTACAGAATAATCCATATGTTGATGATAATGAACCTTTACGAATTGGAATTGACTTTAACATTGGAAACATGAATGCAGTGATTGGTGTGGCAGTAGGAAATAAATTTATGGTTATAGATGAAATCGCAAAAAGTCACGACACCGACAGCATTGCAAAGGAGATCAAAGGTAGATACCCTTTCAATAAAATTTATATCTATCCTGATGCGTCAGGTGGAAACAGAAGTACAAATGCTACAAAGACCGACATCCAAATATTAGAAAGTTATGGTTTTGTTAATCAGTCAGCACTATCTAATCCCCCTGTAAGAGATAGGGTTAACTCTGTACAAGGATTGCTCTTAAATGGAAAAGGTGAAACAAGATTAATGGTTTCTAAAAAAGCTGTGAAATTAATTGAATGTTTAGAATTACAAAGTTATAACGAAAGAGGTGAACCAGACAAAGATGCAGGGTACGATCATATGAATGATGCGCTCGGTTATATAACTTGGCGGTTGTTCAATCCCTTACATATGGGTGCTGGTCGTAAAACTGGTATTAGGCTTTATTAGTATTATTGTCTAAACTATAAACAAACAATGGAGCAAAACTGTGTATTCTGGTTATAGTCATTACAACAGACAAACAGCAGGTAGTAGGGGTACAGAAATAAACGACCCTAATAATACATGGTTTCAGCAAGAACCTCACTGGATACTTATTGAAGATTTACTTGGCGGTACATATCAGATGCGTTCTAAGCATAGAAAATATCTTATGCAAGAACCAAGAGAATTAGATGAAAGCTATGACAACAGACTAGCTCGTTCTGTCTGTCCACCTTACTTTCTTAGGTTAGAAAGAATGTTGGCTGGTATGTTAACTCGTAAACCAGTAAGGCTTTCTGATACAGGAAATAATTTAAGAGAACAACTGTTTGATGTTGACTTACAAGGTAATGATCTCAATGTTTGGACATATGAGACTGCTAGAAAAATGATTCGTTATGGTCATGTTGGTGTTTTGATAGATGCACCAACTGGTGGAAATAATGGCAGACCTTATTGGGTTACATATACACCAAGAGATATTCTTGGCTGGCGTACAGAAATGATAGATGGCGAAATGCAATTTACACAACTACGGTTACAAGAAAAAGTATCTGAACCAGATGGCTTGTATGGCGAAAAGATCGTTGAGCAAATTCGCTTGTTAACACCCGGCAACTTTGAAATACATAGAAAAGCAAAGACAGGTAAGTTTGTAAAAGTAGATGAGGGAACAATGCCAGTAGATAAGATACCCTTTTCTGTTGCCTATTCAAACAGAATAAACCTTCTTGATTCAAGACCACCAATGTCAGATATAGCTGAACTAAATTTAAAAGCTTATCAAATACAATCTGATCTTGATAACCAATTACATATTTCTGCAGTTCCTATGTTGGCGTTTTATGGCTTTCCACAAAATGCTGAAGAAGTATCGGCTGGACCCGGTGAGGCAATTGCTTTTCCTCCTGATGGTCGTGCTGAATATATTGAACCTGCTGGAAGAAGTTATGACGCACAGTTTCGCCGACTTGATAGGCTTGAAAGTCAAATAAATGAACTAGGTCTGGCAGCAGTACTTGGGCAGAAACTATCTGCAGAAACAGCAGAAGCAAAACGTATAGATAGATCGCAAGGTGATTCAACAATGATGGTTGTAGCACAACAAATGCAAGATATGATTGATAATTGTCTTTTGTTTCATGGACAATATATAAATGCTGAAGCTGGTAGTTGTTTTGTTAATAGGGACTTTCTATCACAAAGACTTGAGCCACAAGAAATACAAGCACTTCTTACTCTTTACACATCAGGTTCTATTACACAAAAAACACTTCTTGATCAACTTACTGAGGGTGAGGTTCTTGGAGATGAGTTTGATGTTGAGGAGGAAATAGAAGCAACACAAACTGGTGGCATGGTTGAAATGGCACAGCCAAAACAAAAGGGTAAACCTGAAGAACCTGAAGAACAAGATGAAGAGTAATTTATGTCAACACCCGAAACTTTTTACAGAGAGGCGATTGACTTAAACCGCTACAGCAACCAAGTTGCTAGACAGATTGTTACGAATTACAACAATGTAATTTTAGATTTAACCAATAAATTAGCGACTATAGATGAAGTAACAGCGCCAGCTACCGTTGCAAGAATAAGAGCAATGCTGGTACAGATGAAAGAAAGTTTAGAGAGTTGGTCAAATGAAAGTGCAGTTTATTTAGCAGACGAACTACAAGGGCTAGCTGTATTTCAAACAGAATTTGTAAAAGACCAACTTGAAAGGGTATTACCAAAAGGTACTGTTGGTGTTAACTCTGTAGAAATATCGCCAGACTTTGCTCGTAGTGTTGTATTTACTGACCCTACAGAAATAAATATATTAACGTTGCCAACTGATTTAGAATCTACTGTACAAAGATCTTTCAATTTAACCGCAGCTAAAGGTTCAGCTATAACATTACCTAGCGGCCAAGTAGCACAAAAAGCTTTTAGAGGAATATCTACAAAGCAAGCAGAATTAATTTCAAGTCAAATACGTATTGGTATTACAGAAGGGGAGTCTATACCAAAGATTGCAAAAAGGTTAAGAGGCAGATTGCAGTTTGGTGCAAATCAAGAAATGACTGCAAAAGCACAAAGACTTGCTGGTGGTGAAGGAATGAAGCTTGCTAATAACCAAGTAATGACTATTGTTCGTACATCAGTTAACCAAGTACAAAATTCTGTAAACCAAGAAACGTATGCAGCTAATCGTGATGTAACCCAAAGATATGAATATGTTGCAACTCTAGATTCTAGGACAAGTGCTATTTGTGGAAGTTTAGATGGCAGAATTTTTAAGTATGGAGAAGGTCCAATGCCACCACAACATTTTAACTGTAGATCAACGACTGTTCCAATTATAGATGATGATGATTTACGGAGACGTTTTCCTGATACTAGGCCAAGTGCTACTGGTAGAGTCCCTCAAGGTGTTAACTATGCATCTTGGTTAAAAGATAATCCTTCAATACAACAACAGGCATTAGGTAATAAAAAAAGATTTTTTAATTATCTTATTGATAAAAAAAATAAAAGTCCAAGAGAGGCTTTGCGATTAATAATAAAAGATGATGGAACAGAGCTACCATTAAAAGAGTTAATAAAAAAATATCCAAATGCCACTTAGAAAAGGTAAACAACCAAAGACAATAACAGGTAATATTAGGCAGCTTGTACAAGAAGGATATTCAAGAATGCAAGCTGTTGCTATTGCTTTGTCAAAAGCTGGTAAGAAAAAGAAAAAAACAAGACGGAAAACAAAATAAAAGATATGATAGTTATAGCTACTAGGTAAACTTATGCCCGTACACTATGGTTCTATGAAGCCTAAAGGTAAAAAAAAGAAAAAAAAAGGTGGTAAAAAATAATGGGAAAGACATTAGCTGAAAGACTATCTGAAGCAAAAAAAGCACCAGAACCTAAAAAACCCAAGAAAGATGCGAAAGCTAAGAAGGGTTCCTAAGGATAAAAAAACTGGCATTGCTAAAAAGTATTTGTCAGGTTCAAGAAATCGTGCTGCAAAAGCTGCTGAAATTAAACGAACAGCAAAGCTTTATAAAAAAGGTGCTTATATTGATATAAAAGCTGTACAAAAATCCAGAGTTGCCCAAGATGTCACAAAAAAGCAGAAGAAAACCACTAAGCGCCGCAACAAAAAATAGTCTTAAGAAAAAGGCTGAAGGCACCAAATTTAAATACGGTGAACTTGCTGCTGTCTATAGAAAAGGACAAGGCGCATATCTTTCTGGTGGTTCTCGTAATGTACCTATGGCTGCGTGGGCTATGGGTCGTGTAAATAGTTACATGAGAGGAGATAAAGCAAGAACAGTTGATATGGCTATCTACAAAAGGTATAGAAAATAATGAGCGACCCTAGAATAAAAAGGTTTGGTCTTGCTGGTTTTAATAAACCAAAGAGAACACCAAGCCACCCTAAAAAATCACATATTGTTTTAGCTAAAGAAGGCGACAAAATAAAGCTAATTAGATTTGGTATGCAAGGTGCAAAAAATAAACCACCTAGACAAGGAGAGTCAGCTGCAGATAAAGCAAAACGAAAAAGCTTTAAGGCAAGACATGCAAAAAATATTGCAAAAGGTAAAATGAGTGCTGCGTTTTGGGCTAATAAAGTCAAATGGTAAATTATCTGATATATTGTTTTTTAAAGGCTACGCTTTAATTTATGTCAGAAGAAACCAAGGAAGTGGCTACGCCACCAACACCAAACAACCAAGAAGTTGAACAGCTAAAAGAATCAATAAAAAAATTAGAAGCTAAAAATTTTGAGTTAATAGGTAAAATGCAAAAAAAAGAATTAATGCAAGTGCCTGATGACTATGAGGCTTTGTTAGCGTTTAAACAAAAACACGAACGAGAACAGCTTGAAAGTGAAGGAAAATACACAGAAGCTACACAAAAATTAGAACAGCAATACAGAGAAAAATCTGCAGAAGATAAAAAAAAGATTGAAGAATTAACAATAAGAAATAGGGAACTTGAACTTATAGCACCAGCTATGCAAGCTTTGTCTGAAGTAACTCATGACCCTGAGTTGGTATTAAATAATCTTGTACCAAAAGACCAGATACAGATTAAAGAAGGTATACCAGTTGTAGTTGATGGGTATGAACAGTTACCAGTACAGGAATATGTCAAAAATAAATTAGAAAAAACAAAACCTTATTTGTTAAAAAATAAATTACCAACTGGTGGAGGTGCGCCTATCTCAAGGCCATCAACAGATAGTTTTTCAGAAGATATGTTAAAACCATACTTAAAAGAAACTTTTAATTTGTCTGAGCAGGGTAGAATTTTAAAAACTAAAGGTAGAGAAATACACGAAAAGTTGATTGAAATAGCAAATTCACGTTAGTATGTTGCTATAAGGCAAAGTTACGCTAGGCCAAAATAGGGTTACGCCCACACCGTTAAAATTATTTTTCAGGACATGGCAGTTCTAAGGAGTGATATTATCATCCCTGAGATATTTACGCCGTATGTCATTGAACAGACCACTCAGCGAGATTCATTTCTTGCAAGCGGTGTGGTCGCACCAATGGCAGAGCTAAATGCAACAGAGGGTGGTGATTTCGTAAATGTACCTTTTTTCTCCGCTAACCTAAGTGGCGATTTTGAGGTTCTTTCAGATTCATCTTCATTGACACCCGGCAAGATTTCCACCGACAAACAAGTTGGAGTTATCTTACATCGTGGTCGTGCCTTTGAATCTCGTGATTTAGCTGCACTTGCAGCAGGTTCAGACCCAATGGCAGCAATCGGTCAAAAGATCGGTGCTTACATTGCAAACCAAAGACAAAAAGATTTACTTGCTTGTCTTGATGGAGTATTTGGTTCTGTTAATTCAACAGACTCTAATGCTGCATTTTTTGGTCTTACTATTGATGGTGGTTCTGGTGATACACCAACTGGTTTATCTCCTAGACACGTTGCAAAAGCAAGATCAATTCTTGGCGATCAAGGTGACAAACTAACAGCCGTTTGTATGCATAGCAAGGTATATTATGACCTTGTTGAAAGAAAAATGGTTGATTATGTTCTTGCATCTGATGGTAACGGCGGTTCTGCAACTGCATCTGGTGGTTCTATTGCTGGTGCATATGGTGGAGACAATACAGTTCCAACATATTGCGGACTTCGTGTAATTGTTTCAGATGACGTTTCTACTACTGGTAGTGGTTCATCAACTGAGTACAGTACATATTTCTTTACTGCTGGTGCAGTAGCAAGTGGCGAGCAAGCTGGTCTATCAACAGAGACAGACAGAGACATTCTGGCTAAATCTGATGCTATGGCTATTGATCTTCACTACACATATCATCCTGTTGGTTCAAAGTGGGCAGTTACAACAACTAACCCAAACAGAACACAACTTGCAACTGTAGGCAACTGGTCGAAAGTCTACGAGACAAAGAACATTGGTATCGTAAGAGCTACCAACGTATCCACTCAAGACTAAAGGTAATTAAATTATGCCAAGTTTATTCGAGGTTAGTGCTGGTAAGTTAGCTGGACCAACAACAGGTGGTACAGTAACCCAAGCAACAAGCAAATCTACAGGTGTAACTCTAAATACAGAGTCAGGTCAAATAACAATGAACGCTGCAGCTTTAGCTGCTGCTGCAGAAGTATCATTCACAGTAACTAATGACAAGATTACTGCAACTGATGTTGTAGTAGTCAATCATGGTTCTGGTGGTACTGCTGGTAGCTATTTAGTTGCTGCAAACACTGTTGCTGCTGGTTCTTTTGCAATCACAGTTTCAAACGTTTCTGCTGGTTCATTAAGTGAAGCTATTGTCATTAACTTTGTTGCACTTAAAGGTGCTTCAAGCTAATGGGAATGTTTGCTTTTAAGCGTATGAGAGAACAAGAGGCTGCCAAAGCGGTGGTCTCTGTTCCTTCTAAAAAAAAGAAATCTAAACTAAAACAAAATGGCAATCACGATAGACGCAACAGTAGGGGGAGCATCAGCCAACAGCTACATAACACTGTCTGATGCAAACACAATCATTGAGGGTCTAGTTGCAGATGATGATGTTGCTGCATGGGACGGGTCATCTACAGATAATAAAAACAGAGCCTTATTTACTGCTGCAGTTAGAGTTGATAGAGAAAGATTTTTAGGAGCAAGAGTTACCAATACACAAGCATTACAATGGCCTAGACAAGGCGTCCGAAAACCAGATACTTATATCAATACATATTCAATAGGTTTTCCATTTAGAATTTCAACTGATTATTTTGCAGAGACAGAAATACCAGAGCAAGTTAAAAAAGCACAAGTAATACTAGCTGTTTACTTGAATAACAACCGAGATGGTTTAGGATTGAGTGGTCTTGAGGATTTTAAAAATGTAAAAATTGGTAGTCTTGATGTAACACCGAATTTTTATGGTTCGGTTGGTGCTGATAGAGTACCACCACTATTTGAACGCTATTTTACTGGTTTAAGAATAAGTGGCCCCGGCAACGTTGCAATTAAAAGGAGTTAACAATGAGCTATTACCCAGCAGCAGTTATTATCAATGACACAAGTACAGTTACAGGAAGATTTGGCTGTATAAAAGCACTAAAGGATTCAGAGATCGCGACTTTAGTTGCAGAAAATATTACCGGCGATTTAACAAGTATAGAGTTCAAGTCTAATTGTGCAATTGAAGGTGTCATTACAAGTATTACTCTTGCAAGCGGTACCGTAATTGCTTATTTATTATGAGCCTTGCTAACGCATTAAAAAAAGCTGCATCAAAAACACTTCTCAAGCTTGGTGGCGATATAACATTAAGGCGTGTTACCAATGGGATTTATAATCCAGTTACTGGTACTATTTCAGAAACAATTTCTGATACTACGATTAAAGGTGCGCTTACAAATGTATCTAGGTCTGAAGTAAATGATCTTGTTGAAGCACAAGATAAATTATTAATAATATCTGCTGGTGATATAACTTTTGTACCTACTACGAAAGATAAGGTGATTGTTGCTGGTGTTGAATTTAAAATAATACAGATAAAAATTGATGAGCAAGATAATACACCGATTGCCTACCAACTTCTTTTGAGATAACCATGGCCAGACAAATAAAAGTAACCCAGATTGATGATGTATTTAAAGAAGCAGTACAAGAATTAGTGCAAAAAACTACATTACGTTGGACTGAACTTTCAAAAAAAGCTACACCTGTTGATACTGAAAATTTGAGAGATGGCTGGAAAACAAAGATAACACCATATAGAGGAACAATTATAAATGCAGTTGAATATGCGGAACCAGTTATATTTGGAACATCTTTACCACCTAGTTGGCAGGGTAAATATAGAACAAGACAGCAAACAATAAAAGGGTTTCCAGAATTACAGGCAAAACAATTAACAGCACAATATATACCTAACCAATTAAAAAAAATTATTAGAGGTATGTAATGGCTGCAACTAATTTAAACACCGTTCGTAAGATTATTGAAAAACGTCTTAACGATGAATTTAGAACAGGCCCATCTATCCCCTTAGTTTTTAATAATGTACCTTTTGATAGTTCATCTGCAGATAAATATATACAGTGCATTATTAGTTTTGGAGCAAGTGAATACCTTACACAGCAAGCACCAAATTCTGCTACCACTGCAACAAACCTTGTTGTGGGTCTTACTACTTTTAATATATATACGGCTCAAGGATTAGGTGCTGGCGCTAATTTTGCTATTGCTAAAAGATTAAGAAATTTATACAATAGAATCACTGTTTCAGATGTAAGGTTTGATTCACCTATAGGGCCAGAGGTATTACAGCCAACACCAGAAGGTAAGTTTCAAACACAAGTTAGAATTACATTTGAATTATACGAAGCACTAACACCATAAAAACAATAATAGAAAAATTACTAAAAAAAGGTTAATATAATTATAAATCTTTCTTTTAATTGTTATGGCTGCTGTAAAAGGTGATGTTGGGCAAGTCAAATTTGATGATGGAGGCTCTTCAGTTAACCCTGTATTAGGTACGAGATCTTGGACTATGTCCATGAACAAAGATACCCAAGAAACAACTGTTCAAGGTGACACTTTTAAATCATTTATTGGTGGACTTATTGAAGGTGAAGGCACTGCTGAATTAGTTTATGATAACGCTGCCTCTGGTGAGACTGCAAGTTTTGTAGATGGTATTTTAACAACAGGTGATGCTGGAACAGCAGCTTTTGAACTTTTCCCTGATAGTGCTAGTGGATCTGCAAAAATCAGCTTCAGTGGTCTTATAACAAGCTTTGAGCAAAGTTCAGCTTTAGGTGATGTTAACGTAATAACTATTACATTTAAACCAAGCGGTACTATTACCTCAGCCATCTAATTAATTTATGCCAAATAAAAGAAGCGCAGAAGTTTTACTTGCAGCATTTCAAGATGAAATGGTTGTAAGAAGACAGTTTGATGTTAAAAACTCAAAAGATGAAGTCATTATGAGTTTGTACTTTAAACCTATTACAAGATATGCAAGGGTAAGAGCGCAACAACTTGCAGGGGCTGGTGCTGATGCTTTAGTCATTTCAACTCAACTTCTCTGCCAGATGGCTGAGAAAGAAGATGGAACACCAGCTTTTGATATGTCAGATGCACCAATACTACAAAGACAACTTCCAGAAAAAGTATTAAACGATTTAGAACTTTTCTTAAACGACATCAAGCTTGATATTGACACAGCAAAAAAAGAATAAAAGGGGATAACTGGTTTAGATTTGAGTTTTTCCTAGCAACAGAACTTGGCAAGACAATACAAGAACTCAGAATGAATATGACTGAGGTAGAGCTTATTTATTGGGCTGGTTATTACGAAGTAAAAACTGACGAAGAAAAAAAAGCATTGCAACGACAAAAACACAATTCAAGGTAATATAGAGAAAAGGTTTTAATTTTTTTTGTGGCAGAAGCAGTTGTTAGATTAAGAGTTGATGCTACTGGAGCTACAAGAGCATTAAGTAATGTTCAGCAACAAACAAATAAATTATCAGTTTCAGCTAATCGTGCAACAGGTTCTTTAGCTGCAACATCTACAGCAGCTAAAGGTTTAGGTGCATCGTTAGCTGCATCACTTGCTCCTATTGTTGCTGTTGGTACTGCTTTTACTGTTCTAAGTAATAGTGTTGGAACTTTTTTAGCTAGAGATAGAGATATAAAAATACTTTCACAAGGTTTACAAAATCTGGGTGCTAGTACGACTACTTTAAATGAATTACAAGAGGTTGCGGATAGATTTGGTAAGACAACTTTATTTAACGAAGAAGATTTTACAAGAGGATTTAACTTACTTACAAGTTTTAGAAATATTGGTGTAGATGCTTATGAACGAGTTGCTCAATCTGCAGCAGATATTGCACAGGTAAACCAAGTAGATGTTAGTACCTCATTTATGCAGTTGGCAAAAGCGTTACAAGATCCTGAAAGAAACTTATCTAACCTAAATCGTTCTGGTATTGCATTTACAAAGCAACAAACAAAGGTCATTAAACAATTAATGAAAACAAATAAAGTAGCTGAGGCACATAAAATGATTTTAGATATTGTAGATGAAAGTTATAATCAATTAGCACAAGCTGCTGCTGTAGGTTTTGCTGGCTCTGTTGATACGTTAGGAGAATCATTTAGAGATTTTAGTCAAGCTTTAGGCAAAGCATTAGTTCCAGTAATAACTCCTGTTGTAAAAGGTTTAACAGCATTGTTAGATGTAATTACTAAATTTGTTAATTCTCCAATAGGAAAAGCTGCAATATTACTAACAACTATGGGTGGTGCAGCCAAAGTACTTTCATTTGCATTACCGTTTGTATCTGCTGGTTTAATGAAAGTTGCTGCTGCTGGTGGAATAGCTGCTGTGGCCTTAAATGCATTACCTTTTGTTGCAATAGCAAGTGGTATTGGTTTAGTGACTACTGCAATCATTGCATATATTGATAAACAAAAAGAAAAAACAAAAAAAATAGAAGAAGGTTCAGTGGTAGAAATGCGAGCTGCTATTAAGTCACTAAAAGCAGAAAGATCAAAGGTAGCATCACAAAAAAGGGGTGTCGCTTTTCAACAAGAAAGATTAGACAAGTTAGATGAAGAAATAGAAAAACTAGAAAGAATGTTAGAAATACAATTAAAAACTAATAAAGCTAAAGAAGATGCAGAAAAAGAAACAAAAAAGAATGAGGAAGCTGCTAAAAAATTGAAAGAAAGATTTATGGAAATCGGTAAGTCTGTAGAAGAAGGAATTGTGCAGAATTTGACTGATGCTGTAATGGGAACAAAAACATTAGCTGAAGCTGCAATTAATGTTTTAAATCAACTTAAGAGAAAACTTGTTGAATTAGCAATACAGAGAGCAGTTGCTGGTATTGGTGATTTTATAGGAAATGCTTTAACTGGCGCATTTGGTGGAAAAACAGGAGGTTCAAAGAAAGCACCAATTACAAAAAGAGCTAGAGGTGGCTCAGTATCATCTAGTGGTAATTTTTTGGTTGGTGAGAGAGGGCCAGAATTGTTTGTTCCTTCTAGATCAGGTACTATTATTCCAAACGATAAAATTGGTGGTTCTTCTATTACAAATAATATTAGTATTAGTGTAGATGCCTCTGGTTCATCTGTTCAAGGTGATGGTGATGGTCAGCAGTTTGGTGAGGCCCTTGCAACTGCAATACAGTTAGAAATAGCAAAACAAAAACGTAGCGGAGGTTTACTTGCATAATGGCTACATTTGATGATTCAACACTTGGTACTACTACAGGTGCAACTACACCTACATACAGTTCTGTTGAAACAGCATCACCAAGAAACATCACAGTTCAATTCGGGGATGGCTACAAATCTCGGAATGCCTTTGGCCTGAATCAAAACCCTAAATTATATAGTTTGACTTTTGTTGTTTCTGTTTCTGATGGTGATAAGATTTTAGCTTTTTTTGATGCTAGAGCTAAAGACAGTGCAAGTTTTACATTTACACCACCAGCTACAAGCACAGCAAGACAATTTATTTGTGAAAAATATCCTAGAACAAACACTTACTTAAATAGAGTTACAATACAAGCAACATTTGAGGAGGTATTTCAGCCATGACGATACCAGTTGAACAGCTACAAAAATTAGATAATATAACAATTATTGAATTATTTGAACTTCAGCTTTTTGATCCAATTCATTTTGCAACTGGAGATACTTCTGTAACTACTCTATATAGATTTCATAATGGCACAAGCGAAATTAACTCAGATATAATTTTTAACACTAATTCTTATACAGCCATTGCCTGTCAGGCTGAAGGTTTTGAAAGTGGCGATAATACAACAATGGCTAGACCTACTATGACTTTTGCTAACACTGTTGGTAATTTTTCTGCAATATTAGAGATTGTAAATGCCCAAACTCCTTTTAATGATTTACAAAAAGCCCAAATCAAAAGAATAAGAACAATGGCGCAATTTTTAGATCACGAAAACTTTACAGGTAATAATCCCTATGGCACACCAGATTCTACAAAGAAATTAAGTGATGATACTTTTGAAATAAATAAAAAAATTATTGAAAATAATCAAGTATGTAGTTTTGAACTTGTTAATACTATTGATTCTGAGGATTTAACGTTGCCCAGAAATCAAATAACAAAAGATAGATTCCCCGCTGCTGGTAGTTTTGTATTTGTATGAACTGGAAAGAAGAAGCAAAAAAACATTTTTTACAGTGCAAACCAGCAGAAGGTTGTGGTTTGTTAGTAGAAAGAGGTGGCAATGAATTTTTTTATCCCTGTAAAAATATTGCTTCTTATATACAAGATGATATTACTTTTGCTATTGACCCTTTAGATTTTGCTGCTTGTGAAGATAGTGGCGCAGATATATTAGCTGTTATTCATTCTCATGTAGAAGGCAGTTCAGAGCCTTCTGAAGCTGATATAAATAATTGTAAGTTATACATGATGGATTGGTATATTTATTCGATCTCAGACGATAATTGGCACTTTATGGAGACAGATTTATGATAAGAAAAATAAAATTGTATGGGCCTTTAAGAAAATTATGTGGTGTAAAAGAGTTTGAAGCTGATGTTTCTAATGTAGATCAAGTATTTAGTTTTATTAAAGTTAATTATCCAGATTGTAAGCAACATTTAGCTGAAGCTGCATACAGTGTTTACATGAAAGATATAGATATAACATTTGCAAATTTATCAATAGAGGGTGAAGGTGATATTAAGGTTATTCCCATAATAAGTGGTAACTTTGTTCAATTGCTTATTCCATTTGTCACAGGATTTATTGCTTATGGTACTGTTACCGCAGCTTTACTTTATACAGCAGCTATCGTAGGTCTTACATTTTTAGCAGATTTACTTACTCCCACTCCTGAAGATTCTACAGCAGATCCACAAGTAACTTCTTTTCTTAGTAATCAAACTGCTAATACCACGAAATCTGGCGTCCCAGCCCCTTTAATATTTGGAGAATGTCTGGTCGGATCTGTGGTTATTAGTGCTGGTTCTGATACATTAAAGGTTGATGATAGTACGACATAAAAATGGCAAAACAACTAGGTAGCATAAGGCTAGAAAAATTATCTGAGGATCTTCCTAATAATTTTTTAAAAGCTGAACAGTTTTTTACCTTTTTAGATTTAGTTTCTGACGGAGCGGAAATTGAAGGTTTTGCTACACCATCGAAAAATAATTTATCTATACCAGCAAGCTTATTAGCTCCAAGCACTGCAGAAGACGCTACGCTAACAACTGATGCTGAGAGAACATATATACAAGAAGCGCAAAAAGATATTTTTTTAGATGGTCGTGCTATTAGAGATTCTGCTGGTGCTGAAAATATACAAAATACTTCTCTTGCAATAAGAACTGGAACAAACGACCAAAAAATAATGCTTGGAGTAGAGGAGCAAAGGGCTGCTGGTAATTTAACCCCAGCTAAAGTATTGAATAATAATGATGCGGAGGCAAATAAAGTAACAGGTACTCTTAATGCTGGAACCGATTTAAATAGCACTCCAAGAGCAGCAATAATTACTTTGACATGGGAAAGAATTTTTCAAACAGGTGCGGATGATGGGTCAGCAGTTGGTTTGGGAATAAATACTGGCCATAGAAAAGGTGAATTTGGTGATGTAACTATTCTTCTAAGACTAAGAGATAAAAATAATATTGAAATTTATAGAAGAACAGAATTAGTAAATGGAGTTTCAAGAGGTCAATTTAGTAGAGATTATAGGGTAGAAATTCCAGAAAGTTATTTTCAAAACATGACAACAGTTGCAAATCATTATCCGATAAGTGTTGATGTTTTAAGACTAGATTTAGAATTTAGAGCTAATGGTGGTAGCGATCCTTTTAATAGTAAACGTGATGCAAATGTCTATGAAGAAGGAGATAGAAGATTTACAGAATTTTTCTTTTCAGGACTACAAGGAGTTTTACCTTTAGATCCTCTAGGACAACCAATAATAACTTTTCCAAAGTCAGCATATATAGGTTTGAGATACTCAGCAGAGCAATTTCCAAGCATACCCGCAAGGCAGTATCTTGTTAGAGGAATCAAGATTCGCATACCAACTGGAGTAACTGTTGACACTGCTGATACAGGCAGAATTATATATCCATCAGGGTATTCATTTGCTGTTTTAACAGGTATAAGAAATCAGGAAGGTGATAAATTTTGGACATCAGACCCAGCTTGGATTTTATATGCCTTACTAACAGAAGATTATGGACTAAATATAGATGATTCAAAAATAGATAAGGCTTCTTTTTATGCTGCAAGTGTATATTGTTCAGACTTTAATTCCACTGGTAAGCCTAGATATTCTTTTAACGGGGTTATTAACCAAAGAAAAAAAGCTCTTGATCTGATAAAAGAAGTAGCTGGTCTGATGAGAGCAACTGTTTATTACAAAAATGGTTCTATAAAAATTGCTTTAGATAAACCAGAAACTGTTACTTCTTATTTATTTACTAATGCAAATGTAATTAATGGAGCATTTACTTATTCTGGAACTGATAAAGATAAAAAATACACCCAAATAAATGTTTCATATTTCAACAACGAGATACAAGAATTAGATCAAATTTCTGTCAGTTCAGATAATTTAGATGCTTCTTTAAAACAAAATTATGGTTTAAATCAAATTAATATTCAATCTTTATATACAACAGATAGAGAACAGGCAAAGCGTCTTGGCAGATCATTAATTTACAGTTCAAGTCGGGAAGCAGAGATTGTATCTTTTGAATGTGGTTTGGAGGCTGCTGCTATATTAGAGCCTTTTAATGTTATTAAAGTAGCTGATAGATTAAAAGAGACTATTAGAGCTAGTGGCAGAATAAATACAGTGACAAGCTCTACAGAGGTGGTTGTTGATGATAGTACAGATACTACTGTTGGTTTAGTTGGAGATACTTTTTTAATTATTGACAAACAAGGAGGGGTGCAAGAAAGAACAATAGATGCGGTTTCTGGCAGTACGGTTACATTATCATCAGCATTAGATCCTCTACCACAAGCTGGTACGATATGGGCTGTTAAAACTGGTAATGTACAACATAGAAAATATAGAATTACAAATATAAAGCAGAAAAATAATTTTGTATTTAGTATTTCAGCAATAGTTTATGACGATAATAAATATACTTTTATTGATGACGAAACTAGCACTCTTGGTTTAGGTAGAAGTCCGACAACTTTATTAGATAGATTACAAGCTCCAGAAATACAAAATTTAAGCGAAGAACTTATTGTTGTAAGGGGTAGGGCTACTACAAGAATAGTTTTAAATTTTAGTAATGTAGCAGGAGCAAAAAAATATCAGGTTGTTTACAGACTTGATAGCGGTTCACCTATAGTAACTACTACCACAGAAACAGAATTTGTATTAATAAACAATAGAGAAGGTAGTTATGAATTTACTGTAAAATCATTAAATTCTGCTCATGTTCATAGCAGAGAAGGTTCTACACAAACAATTCTTGCAGAAGGTTTAAGTGCAAAACCAAGTGCTGTAACTAATTTAAGAGCAGAAGAAAGTGGTGATAATCTTATTTTAAAATTTGACAGGTCAACAGATTTAGATGTTTTGTTTGGGGGCAAAATAAAACTTAAGTATTCTTTAGTTTCTGATGGTACTGCTTCTGTCGGTGATGCTAACTTTTTAAAAGAAGTTGATGGTAATTTTGATGAAATTATTATAAATGACTACCAAAGTGGTGAATATTTTTTAAGATTTGTTGATGTAGAAGGCAATGAATCAGATTCTGCTACTTCAGTTGTTGTAAATAGAACTATTGCATCTAATAATTTAGTTGCTGCTCAAATAAGAGAGAATACAAATAATTTTGCTGGAGCAAAAGTAAATTTAGAATACGACAGTAATATTAGTGGCTTAAAACTTTCAAGTGCGGTAAGTTTTGATTCACTTTCAGATTTTAATACTCTTGCCTTATCTGATGGCACAACATTTGCTTCATTAGATTTGGTTACTGGAGGAGGTGGTAGTGGTATTCCTAGTGAAGGCACTTATACGTTTGCTGCTAATGATATTGATTTAGGTGCTGCTTTTAGATTTCATATAGAACCACATTTTAAAAAATCTGGATTTGATACTCTTGGCCCTTCTGGTTTATGGGATTCACATACTGATGATATAGATGATTGGCCTGATATTTTTACATCAGGTACAACAGTGGTTGATAAAAGTGCAGATCTTATATTTCAAGTAGCAAAAAGTCAAACAGGAACTGCAAGTACAAGCTTTGAAACTTTTGATAATACTGATATTATTGGAAGAACTTTATCATTTAAAGTCTTAGTGCAAAATACAAGCACCTATGAAAACGTAGATATAGAAGAATTAGGTGTAAATATTATATTCAGACCAAGAACTGAGAGAAGTATTGATAATTCAAGTGCAACAAATGGAGTTTTAACAAGTTCTAGCAGTGGAGCGACTACAGTTAATTTTAATAAAAAATTTTTCACAGGGACAACTGCTATAGGTGGCAGCACAACAGCATTTAATCCAGTTGTTTTTATAAACATAAATAATATGCAGACAAATGATTTCTTTACTATTGATAGTGTAAGTTCAACTCAATTCGTCGTAAGTATTAAAAACGGCTCTAGTTTTGTTCAGAGATCATTTACATATAGTGCTTTCGGATATGGTGAAGGGTAGTATAATAAGAAAAACATAAAAAAAATGTCAAAACCAGATGATTTTGTAGTTGATAATGCTTCAGGTTCAGCAGTTAGAACTGATCTAAATAATATTTTTGATGCGATAAGTATTAATAATGGTTTTGGTACTGTGCCTACCACTAAATACAAATATATGTGGTATGCGGATGAATCTACAGGTAAGATGTCATTTTATCAGGCAAATGCGACCTCCAAATTAGATTTTATAAGCCTTACTGATGGTAGTTTTTTCGGCCCTAATGGTTCAGCGGGTAATCCATCATATACTTTTACAAACAGTACAAGTACAGGTTTTTACAGAAGTGCTAGTAATGAGATAGGGGTTTCTAATGGTGGTACAAATACAGCATTATTTAAAAGTACAGGAACAGATATAAAAGGCGTGTTAACTGTTGCACCATCAAGCGGTGAAGCCTTTATACAAGTTCAAACTAATAGTATAAATAATGAAGACGCATATATAGATATTGTTGCTGATACTACATATACAGATTATGGTTTACGTCTTTTAAGAGCAGATCAAGGAGCAAATTCCTTTTCTCAATTAGTGCATAGAGGAACAGGAGATCTTCGATTAGAAACTACTGAAGCAGCATCATTACTTTTTAAAACATCTAATACAGATAGATGGAAAGTAAACTCTTCTGGGGCATTTATTTGGACTGGACATACAGGTTCGTTAGGATCTAATGTTGGTCTTACTGGTGATATTTTACCTCGTGGAATTATAAGTAAACAAGGAGGCACTGCTGGAGCAGTTACATCTGATAATTTATATAATTTTTATTGGACGGGATCAGCTTTGCAATGTTGGATTGATGGAGCCAATGAATTTACTGTAGCTGCTACTTCTGATTACAGAGTTAAAAAAGATATTACAACTTTAACAGACATAGGAATTGACAAGATAAAACAATTAAGACCTGTTAATTATGAATTTAAGGACAACACAGCTTTTAGTTTTAAAGGTGATGGTGTTCAAAGGGTGGGTTTTATAGCAAATGAGGTTGCAGAAGTAATCCCCAGTGCAGTTGATGGAGAGAAAGATGCCACAAATCAATTACAATCTCTACGAATTGATGCAATCGTCTCTGTTTTAACAAAAGCATTACAAGAAGCAGTTGTTAAGATAGAGACATTAGAAACTAAAGTTGCTGCATTGGAGGCTGGTTAATGGCTATTATCGCTGGAACCGCAGATTTTGATGTTACAAGACGTAATGATTTCCCGATTAAACTTACTTTCAGGGATGGCAACAGCAATCTTATTGATTTGACTGGATATACAGTTGATGCTGAAGTCTATAGTATTACTTCTGATGGTTTTAGAGATACAAAATATGCAGATTGGTCTATAACCTATACAAATAGAACAGGCGGTGTTGTAGATATTGCTTTGACAGATACACAGACAGCAACTTTTAACAAACATGAATTAAAATATGATGTGCAACTAACGCAGCCAAATGGAGAGAAATTTCAATATTTACGAGGTACACTATTTATAAATGAGGGCTATTCAGAATGAGTACACCAAACAAAGTTGAAATTAGTCAGGTTAATGAAGTCACTACTGTTGAAATTACAACGGTTGGACCTCAAGGGCCAGCAGGGCCAGCAGGTGCAACAGGTGGACTACAAGTTGATGAAACTAATAAAGTTGATGGATCTGTTGTTTATTATGATGCTAGTAGTGCTACATTTAAAGCAGATTCAACAACAACAAAACTTACATTAGTCTTTGGGGGTAGTTTTTAAATGGCTAACACGATCAGAATTAAAAAAAGGGCAGCTAGTGGAAGTGCTGGCGCACCTTCAACGCTTGCCCCATCAGAGTTAGCTTTTAATGAAAATACTGGAGACTTAAAACTATATTATGGATATGGTGATAATGGTTCTGGAGAGGCATCTTCAATCATTACTGTTGGTGGTTCTGGTGCGTTTTTTAGCAAGACTGATACAAGAACTGCAAATACTATTTTAGCTGGTCCTACCAGTGGAAGTGCTGCTGCTCCTACATTTAGATCTCTTGTTGTTGCAGACGTACCAACACTTACATCAGCAAAGGTAAGCGACTTCGATACACAAGTAAGAACATCAAGACTAGATCAATTAGCAAGTGCAACAAACCCAGTATCAGGAGTTACTCCTACTGCTGATGCTCATTTTGCGACAAAAGGATATGTAGACAGCACCAGTGAAGGTCTTGATGTCAAACAATCTTGTAAGGTAGCCACCACAGCAAATATAACTTTATCTGGTACACAAACTATTGATGGTGTAGCTGTTTCTGCTGATGAAAGAGTACTTGTAAAAGATCAATCTACAGCATCAGAAAATGGAATATATTTATGTAAAGCTAGTTCATGGGTAAGATCTGATGATTTAGCCACTGGTGCAAATGCTGCTGGTGCTTTTACTTTTGTAGAGCAAGGTTCTACAAATGCTGACATTGGATTTGTCTGTACAACTGATACTGCAACAGTTGGTACAAATAACTTAGCTTTTAGTACTTTTTCATCTAGTGGTAATGTCACTGCTGGAAATGGTTTAGATAAATCTGGTAATGAATTAAGCGTTGATCTAAAAGCAAATGGTGGTCTTGTTATTGAATCAACTGAAATAGCTGTTGATTTAGCTGCCAGTTCAATTACAGGAACTTTAGCTATAGGTGATGGTGGTACAGGTGCAACTTCAGCTAGTGCAGCTAGAACAGCTTTAGGTTTAGCTATTGGTACAAACGTCCAAGCTTATGACGCTGATTTAGATAATTTATCAGGTATGCAGTCAGGTGCTTCTGCTGCTTTAGCTTTACTTACTTCAACTGAAGTGGGAATCCTTGACGGAGCAACTTTAAATACTACAGAACTAAATTATGTAGATGGTGTTACTTCAGCTATTCAAACTCAATTAGATGCAAAACAGGCATCAGACGCAGATTTAACTGCATTATCTAGTTGTCAAACTGGTGCTGCTGCAGCATTAGCATTATTGACTGCTACTGAAGTTGCAATTCTTGACGGGGCTACATTAACAACTTCTGAATTAAATATTCTCGATGGTGTAACTGCAACAACTACAGAAATAAATACAGTTTGTGATGGTAATACTTCAGCTTCTACTCCAACTCTTGCAGCAACAGATAAATTTATTGTTAATGATGCGGGAAGTATGGGCCAAGTTGAGCTTAGTAGGTTAGTTACGTTCCTTGAAGATGGGGCAACTTCTGGTTTCGATATAGACGGTGGAACTTATTAAATCCAGCTATTAGGAGGAAAAACCCATGGCTAACACTATTAGAAACAAAAGAGGTACAACAAAACCAGCAGCCTCAGATTTAGTTACAGGAGAAATCGCTGTAAAAACAGATGATGCTAAATTATATATAGAAAATGATTC